GGCGGCGTTCCAAGCACATGATTTTAAAGTTGTGTCTGGACCTGCTCTCGTAGAAAAGATTGAAGACCCAGAATTGGGTACAATGTTGTGTTATACTCTAGAAACTAAGCTTGGATATTGCATGGGTGCACTGCTGAATCAATTTGGGAAGATGATCGGCTATCATAATCGAGGCGGATCACCCTATAATGCAGCAGTGTGCACGAATTTCCTCGCTGGTGCCATAGGTGCTTTAAACTCCAAATCCCAGCCCTCAACTTAGCTGCACTGCCAAGTGAACTGCAGGCGCGTGTTTTGAGTGCTGGGGAAGTAGAGAATTTTAGAAAGAACGTGGGAGGTTTTTGCGCAATCACTCCAATGTATCATGTGATGCGTTTTTGTCCTATGAGACAAAAGGAATATCGAAATTTGTATTTCACTGAATTTTGTGAGAAATTTAAAGTAGAGTTCCATCATTCATATCGTCAGGCCAAGCCAAATATGCAGGCGGCCTGGAAGGGTGTCGCGAAGTTTGATCGCGGTGAGCCCTTGTTGTGCCCAGATGTGTGGCACTTTTCCAACTTTCTCGCTGATCGATTCTTGTTCCAGATGGTTGTGGGGTCAGATTTGCTGACATACGAAGATAGTGTGAAGCGATTGGACCTTACAACGTCTCCTGGCTATCCACATACCTTACATTGGCCCAGCAAACGAGAGATGTTTGCAGGCACTGATGTTGGGGCAGTGTGTGACGCTCATTGGGAGAATCTGCTTATAGGTGATACTAATACTTTTTGGACATGCAGCCAGAAGCATGAGCTGCGTGCCGTTGAGAAGTTGAGTAAGAATAGTATTCGCCTATTTACAGCAGCCCCAGTTGAGGTCACGATTTGTGATAATCGGTTATTTGGTGATTTTAATGACCGGGTCATCAAGCACTATGGTAAGTGCTGGATCCAGGTTGGTATGTCACAGTTCTGCGGTGGGTGGCACAGTTTAGCTGTGCGCCTTAGCAGATTACCTTTTAAATACCGCCTTGATTTTCACAATTTTGATGGTAGTGAGACCGTAGCCTTGTTTTCGGCTAATTTGCGATTTAGATATGCCTCATTGAAGGCGAGTTTACGTACAGTAGAAACTAAGCTGCGTATGACTAATGCTTATCGCAATATGTTGAGTGGCTATTGTGTCTTGGAGACGGGTCTTACTTTTCAGAAAATTTTGAGTATGAATAGTGGGTGGGTTAATACAATCATTGATAATTCTATGGCAGTAGTTAGGATTGTTGTTTATGGGTGGTGCATGGTAGCACCGTCTGACATGCTTAACCTGGCCTCTTTGTTGCAACATGTTGAGTGTGCTATTTATGGTGACGACCTGATTTTGTGTGTGTCATCGTTTGCGAACACATTTTTCAATGCTGGCGTCTTGCGGAAGATATGTGCGAATGAGTTTAATATGGAGCTGACTTCAGAGGATAACTTTGAGCCAGTGACCATTGATAAATTGACTTTTTTGCATCATGGCTTCCGTAAGGAGCGTGGTATGTATTACCTAGTATTGATTTTGACCGTGTGATGTGCTCATTGATGTATGGGTGCACGGTTACTTCACCGCTTATGGCGTTTTATCGCGCACTGTCGCTCCGACAGGTTAGTTGGGGCAACGATAGGTGCAGGGACGTCATCGCCCACTACTTAGAGTGGGTGTTACAGGCACATGGTAAGGAATTGGAAGGGATGATTTACAAGGATTTGAACTTCCAGCGCGTCATGTGTAGTTATATGGATGATGACATGTTGCGCCAGATGTATACAGGTTCAGAAAGCGGTGTCCTTAAAAGCGCTGCCGCTTTAAATAAGCGATTAGTAATGAACTTTGCATCTGATTCTAGTGAATTGAAGTTTGGCGCCGACGTAACGAGTAAGTTCCGTGGATTGCCTGTCCACGGTCAGTACGGAGGTCCAGGTTATACTGGTGGTGAGATAACAGAAAGAGGCAACTACGACGTTAAGCCTACTGACCCGAAAGACGCAGCTTATCGGGAGCATGATTATGGTTACGAGTTTGGCTCTAAGCGTAATGCTGATGCTCGCCTTGGACGAGCTCTTGGACAGTTACCTGGAGCACGTAATAGAGTAGAGTCGTGGTTCTGGTCCTTGAAAGGCTTTGGTGGCAACCCTGACAATGTGCCAAATGTTCCAGGAATAAGGGAGGAGGCTGACGAGATCATTCACGTGAGTGAGTGGCACCGTCAGGATCCCCCTCTGGAAGGAGCACTTGCCTTGGTTGGTATTGAGCCAAATCCTGGACCTGGTAAGCGCAAGGCGAAGAAGAAGAAAAAGGCTAAGCAGCCTGTTCGCCGTGCGCGTTCTCTTGCGCAGTTTAGTATGACGCGAGAGCCTGTTGCTACCTCTGTCTCGGTTACCATCCCTTTTGGGAAGCCGCGACCAGAGACTGGCACAATACGACTTGGTACTGTGTCATGTCCTGTGGCAGCAACGGGAGCGATTTGCTTCCTTGGGGACTTGAGTCCCTTTGAGGTTGGAGGTCGTCTTGCTAATGAAGCCCGTAATTGGCAGAATTATCGTTTCAATGGGGGTCGTATTACTTACATTCCCATTGTTGCGTCATCGGAGGTTGGTCAGATGATTGTGACTCGTGACCGTGATTCAGCTACTTGGCCTCAAGCCAATATAGCAAATGTGAACGAGCAGAGTCAGAAGGCTGGCCGGATGACGGTGAATGTGCGTAGTTCCTGGTCTATGGCGCTCGCGGGGGATAATCGGTTGTTTTATACCTATGAGGATCCCTCCGAGCCGCGTACTACAAGTCCAGGCTACGTGCAGGTTACTGCCAGTTCTACACCGCAGGTTAAGGATTATGGGACGCTTGAATTTGATTATAGTTACACGTTCTATAATGCTGTTGTGCGTACGCCTAGTAGTACTTTGTACTTGCAGGATACGCACAAACCTCCGGATGTTACTACCTCTTTGTTCCCCCTTACTTCTTGGGAACAGATGGTACGAACACTGAGGTTATGGCCGGGGATGATACATGGCAATCCTATGTGTATCCCAATGATAATAATAGGTTGTGGATTCCCCCTTATGTTAACTTCATTGTCCGTATCCATTTGGTTGGTACGGGTATGGCTGCTGTAGCAGATATAAATCCCCGTGTTAGTAACATTACTTATACCCGGTATGGTGAGACGTATTCTACAACTGACCATACTTATATTTATTCAGGATACACGTTAGCACAGTGGGG